GAGATACAGTATCAAGAGTTATTAAAAAAGTTACAAAAGGTAAGATTAAGGAGTGTGGAGGATGCAAGAAGAGAAGAGATACATTGAACAGAATGGTTCCGTACAGCAGGGGGGACAGGAAGTAGAAGATACAGAAGAGGATAAAATTCTTTTGGATACTGTTCTTGAGGGTGGAGCTGTGCAAGGAAAAGAAGGCGGACTTAGAATGGATATGTTTTCACACGATGACCCTGATGATTTACAATGCATATGTGATTTACCCGCTCATGCTCAAGATATAATTATAAGTGAATCTGAGTCATAGTGCCTAAACAAATATACAAGATAGACCAATTTCACGGAGGCTTAAATACACAAGCCAATCCTAGTGATATAGATGATAACCAATTAGTTTTATTAGAAGACGGCATGGTTGATGAGCTTGGTAAAATTAAAATGATGGGTGGAATAAATACTAGCGTTTTAGCTAGTCCTGTTTTTTCTGGGTTTACTAAGACAATGATAGCTGGATATGGTATTCATCCTTGGAAAAGTGATTATACAGGAGGTGAAGATAAAGGAAGCAGCGAAGCTACTACTGGAGATGAGTATGTCGCTTTTTATGATGGTAATGATGGTCAAGTATGGATGTATAGTGACGCTGAGGGTGCTTGGCAAGATGATGTTAATAATTCTTTGAATGGAGTAATTGATATAGGTAGTTCTAATACATCAACAGCTAAGCCTTGTTTTTATTCAGTAGATGGAGGGTTGAGGGTTTGTGATGGTAATCACGCTTCAACTAATACAGCTAGGTGGTATCAGTATATAGATAGAACTTTATTTCAATCTATAGCAGATACGGTATCTATTGACCAATGGTATGAAGCGGCTCAAGCTATAACATCTCCAGATAACACATCAGAATTTGACCAAGTAACTACAGCTGTTTCTGAATCATTAGGTGAAACTCATACTACATCAAGTATAGCAGCTGATACTAGTTTTATTACATCAAAAGCAATATACGATACAAGTAGTAATGTTGTTAATATGAAAGGTGGTATAACAGTTGTAGTTAGAGTAACAACAGCGTCTTATACATCATTTCCGTCTGGTAGTGATTTAGATGTTGCTTTTACAATAACTACAGGAAGTGGGACAAGCAGTTCTTGGCATGGGGATTCTGGAACTAATTATAAAGTAACGAGTATTTTTGAGGAAAGTGCAAGTGCTACTCCTGGGTCTACAAAAGATATTACTATTTTCTTAGCATTTGGTGATGATTATCATAATGGTAGTGCAACTGGTTCTACTTTTAATACAGGCGATACTACAAATGGAATTAGGACTATATTATCAGGTGAATTTTTTGATGCTACATATGTAACTAGTATTGCTTTGCATAGTGTAAGCGTACAAGAATCAAATGTATCATCTACTGGAGCTCATGCAAGCTTAACAATCAATAATATTTGGTTTGAGTGTGATATAACAGCAGCCCCTGCTGGTGATGCTCTTGGATGGGATAGTGTATGGGAACATGGCATTTCATATGTATATGATAAAACTCAAGAATCTCTTATAAGAAGATTGTTTGATAGTACAGCTTCAAATGCTACCACACAAACAATAACAGACCCATCATTTGCACCTATAACTAAATTTTATATAAAGCATGGAGGTGGTACTAGCTTTAACAGAAGAATAACTGGAGCTGTATGGTATATTAGAGACGCTAGTGGTACAGAGGTCACACCTTGGACAGCCCAAATTGAATATGATTTTATAAAAGGAGTTGCTAGAGTTGTTGCTACTGGGAAAGAACTTGATATAGCTCTTAATGCCCTCGCTGATGAATATTACTTTGAGGTAGACCATGAATATTTATTATCACCTAATTTAGTTGATACTTATCAAAGCAGAACTGGTGTTTCGGATACTGAAAAGGCTATAAAAGCATCATACTCAACAGCTGTGGTAGCTGGTCGTAGGACTTATATAGGTAATGTGAAAATTCTTAACGAGGATGGAACAACTGAGGTTAAGGGTGATGGAATGTTAAAAAGCCCACCTAATCAGTTTGATAAATTCCCATCTAGTTTTCTTGTTGAAGCTACTGTAAATGATGGTGAGTCTATAGTCAAACTTGAAACATTTGCTGATAGGATATTACAATTTAAAGAAGAAACATTGTATGTTATTAATATATCTCAAGATATAGAATTTTTAGAAGATGTACATAAATATAAAGGGGTGTCTCATCCATCTATGGTTTGTAAGACTGATTTTGGGGTTGCTTGGGTCAATAAACTTGGTTGTTATTTATATGATGGTAGGCAGGTAACTAATTTACTTGAAAAGAACGGTCAGAAACTTATTGATGATACAACATGGCAATCTCATATTGTAGATACAGCTGCGGCTTCAAGTATGATTGGATATTTGCCTACAAAAAGACAATTAATAGTTGTTAAAGATAATGGTGCTAATGCTAACGCTGGTGATATATTTTTATATGATATGGTCACAAGGAGTTGGACATTTGGTGATTCTAAAATGACTGATTCACAAATTAAGACAAATTTTATTCCTTTCCAAAATGATTTAGTGTATATTCATACAGATACTACAGGTACTCCAGTTAAATGGGACCCAGACCCTGATTCATCAGCTAATTTTAATTTTAAAACAAAAGATATAAATTTTGGTCTACCAGGTGTTAGAAAAAAAGTTTATTCAGTTTATGTAACATATAAAGCAAATGCTGATACAGAATTGCAAGCAACATTTAGAACAAATGGGGCTGGTACTTCCAGAAATTTTACTGTTAAAACTAATCCATTTGATGAAGGTGGTTCTGATTTAGATGACTTTGGGGATATTGAAGATTCAACTGTTGAATTAGCTACTACTAGTAATGTAACAAAGATTGCTAGTATGAAACCATCTACATCATCACATGCTAATAATATTAATTCTTTTCAATTAGTATTTGCTCCAGATGGAAGTCAAACAGTACCTAGTACTTTAGAAATTGATAATATAGAAATAGTTTACAGAGCGAAGAGTGTAAGATAATATGGCTATGACAAGAGAAGATAGGGTAAATGCTCAGAAAAAGCAATATAGAATTAACAGTATTAAACAGTCTTTTAAAGATGATGTAACAATAGCTCCAAAATCTATTTCTTTATTAAAAGATAGCACTACTGGTACAATAAGTAATGAGTTAGATGATACAACTGCTAATCAAAAAGATGATGTAGCTTCTTTAGCGAATAAGTTAAATGAGATAATTACTTCTCTTAAAAGTGTAGGAATTGTTAAATAATATGACTTTGATATCACTATTGAATTATAGTAAATTGAGTGGGAGCATTCTACATGGCTAAATCTAAATTATCAAGCGCTTATAAGGCAGCCGCCTCATCTGGAGGTTCATATCAAGCAAGTCTTTATGACGTTGCAAACATTGGATATCAAAGAGAATCGTCTGCTCAGTTATCTGAGATAAAGGCTCAGGATATGTCTCGTACTGTTGGTATGATTTCTGAAGGTCTTGATTTGGCTGGTAATGTTATAAGAAAAGGTCAGCGAAAAAAGGAAATGAAAACAGCTGCTGCTGGCATAGGAGCTAAAGCTAAAGACATGAGTTTATGGGGAAGACTTACAGGCGAAGAACAAATGTATGAAAAAGTAGGTGAAAGTGGTGAAATGGGAACAATCTCAGGTTCAGATGTAATGGCTCATTACAAGCTTCAACAACAAGAGAAAGCATTTGGAGAAAGCGTTACTGTTGATGAGACTACTGGTAAGGCAACATCTACTCCCGCACCAGGAGGTCCTCCAACAATTCCTGATGTTCAAGATACTGAGCCAACATTAGCTCAAGAGGCTAATATTGGAAATACTTATAAAGAGCCTATAGGACCTACCCCAGGTGGAGCTCCTTTAGGTCAAGCAGAATCTCCTGCTTATCAAGGACCTACTCAAAGTGGAAAAACTTTAGACGTTCCTCAAACTTCACAAGGGGAAATAGATAAGTTTAATAAATCGAAAGCAGGTACTAAATTGCAAAAAGAATTGAGTCAATTATTTGATGATGATTTTTCTAATTATGGATTTGGAAATTAAATAATGTATAATAATTCAGTAGCTCAAAATCATATATCAGAACTAGCAAGAGAAGGTAGGTTTGGTGATGACATGCTTGTTCATATGAACAAAGATGAAGTCGCTACCCTTGCTAAAGCGGCTGGTTTAGAAAAACTTCCTATTAATCCTAAGACTGGAATGCCAGAGGCATTTGCTATTATGGGGGCTCTCGCCATAGGTAAAGGAATACTTGGAGCTGCTCAGTCAATGTCAGCAGCTAGTGATGCATCTAAGCAAGCTCAAGCTCAGTCTCAAATGATTTCACAACAAATGGCTGGTATAGATGAGGCGTTAGGTGGTCTTGAAGGTGTCAAAAGTTCTAAAGAAGCAGTAGCTAAAGAAGAGTTTAACCAGGAATTGGGTTTTATGTCTCAAGAAACTGGTATAAAGAAAGAAGATTTAACAGAGCAGTATCAACAGGCTGTTCAAAAAAGTGGTATGGCTACATCTGGTGGAACTGAGCAGCAAAGAGCTCAATCATTTAAACGTATAGAAGGTGCATTTGGAAGAGGTAAGAAAAGTTTAGTTGGTCAATTAGGTAAATCTATGGCTTCTGTTGAAGAATGGTATTCAAGTGAACAGTCTAGATTGAAATCTGAAAAAGAAAGATTAGCTCATGAAAAAAGCACAGCAGAGGCTTCAGCTAAGTCAGCTAAAAAGTCAGGTCTTATGGGAGCTGTAGGTGCTGGTCTTGGAGCCGCAGCAAGTATTTTTGGAGGAGGATAATGGCAGAGCCATATGATGTATTAGCATCTTTAAATAGGATGTTAGAGAGTGAAGAAAGAAGAGAGCAAACTAGATTACAAAGTTCTTTAGCTTTAATGCAATTTGCACAACAGAAAAGAACTCAAGATGTACAATTAGCTGGTCAAAGACTCGAGTTATTACAAGCTGCTAATAGTCAAATGATGGGCTCACAAGCTCAAGCGTTTATGGATGATACTGGTCTTGAGGGTATTTATTTAAGTACTTTAAAAGGAACTGGTGAAGACGCTGACCAAGCAGCTAGTGTAAAAGCTATGTCAAGTTTATTACAAAAAAAATCTTCAAAGGGTGGATGGAATATTCCAGCTGAAGCAGCTGATAAAATTGTAGGAGCTGTTTATGCATCTAAAGCTGGTAACCATAGTGGTGTTCTTACTATAGGTAAAGAGATGTATGAATACGCACAAACTGGTCATGACTATACTTCTCTTGGTAAAAATTTAGCTATACAATTTCCAAAAATTGGCAAAGATATATCTGTAGATAGGTTAGGTCAAATCTATCAGACTGTTAATAATCAAAGAAATATACTTAAAGAAATGTTTGATTTTGGCCAAGGAGATTATGATATAGACCCTAGTATTGGAATGGATATAATGTCAGCTTCGGATGATGAGTTAGAAGAATCTTTATCGAAAGTAGCTGATGAATCAAAAGAATTAAATCTTGCTGACCATAAGTCTTTACTTACTGGTAAGACATTAGGAGATGATGTTAAAAGTTATGATGACCAAATCGTTCAATTATCTAATGAGATATCAGGTCAAATGCAAGACCTTGAAAACAATAGAAGACAAACTGAAATGATTGTGGCTAAAAGACAACAAGGTATTCCAATGACAGAATCAGACCAACAATGGTTAGATAGTTCTCCTGAATTAAAATCTTTAGCTGAAACTGAAATACAAAATCTAAATAGTCAAATTGAAGAATTAAGAGAAGAGAGAATTAAATATAGAAAAGCTGAAGCTTCCGTAAAACTTGGTGAAATTATAAGTGGAGGAAAATACGGAATGGACTACATATCATATTAATATATGCCTCAAGATAACTTAACAAAACAGTTTCAAGAGCAACTTAGACAGATGCGTAAAGGTTCTGGCATTACTAATGTCACGCCATCGCCTCCTACGTCTATAACTCAACAACCATCTATGATGAACCAGCAAGGTCAAAGACTTAGTGATGTCATTGGTGGGGGTCAACAACCAAGTTGGGGAGTTCAGCCTGATGAGTCTGGTAATTTACTTACAGCTACAGCTAAGGGTCTTTGGACGGCAGCTGAGACAACTTTATTTGGTGTTCCAAGATTGTTTCTACCTGAATCTGCTAAAGAATGGCTAGAGCCTAAATCATTTGGAGAAAGAGCCGCTGTAGGTGTTGGAGGAGCTGCTGGTTTCCTATTCCCAATGAGATGGGGAGCCGCGGCATTATCTAAAGGTGTTCAAGTTTTTGCTAAACATGGTGTAAAGAGATTCGCTGGAAGATATGTTGACGATTCTATTAAGTTAATGGAAAAGGATAAAGATTTTGTTAAATGGATTGAAAAGAAAATTGCAAGAGGTGAAATAGAAGAAGCTACTGTAACAGATTTCATGAAAAGGATACTTTCTGAACCTAAAAGTAACATATTAGCATTAGGAACTAAAGAAGGTCAAGCTTTAATGGCTAGAGGTGTTAAAGATAAAACTAGTTTTGTTAAAAGTTTTCAAGAGAATACACCTAAAATATTGATGGAAAAGTTGGATGAAGCTGGATTTAGAGGTCTTAATGCACAAAAGATTGTAGACACATTAGGTGATGATATACTTAAAAAAATTGGAAGTGTATCAACAGATACATCAAAAGTTTTTAAATTTCCTATGACAAGACTTCATCAGGTAATAGGAGGTTGGACTGGCAACGGTAGATTAGGTAATATAGCTGCTCATGCTGTTGAAGAATCTATTTTATTTGCAGCTATTGAAACACCAATGGCTGCTATAAGAGCTCAAGCTGATGACCAAATGGATGAATTTAGTCTAAAGGGAACATTAGCTCACGCATTTATTTTAGGCTCTGCTCTTGGAATTATAAGACCTGCTGTAAAAGGTTTTGGCGAAGGTGGCAAAGACCAACCTATTTTTAGGACAGCTCTTAGTAGAATAACTAATACAGTAAAAAATAGAAGAAAATGGCGGAATTATGAACTTGAAGTTGATAAGACTAGAGGTATTGGGGCTGAAATTGTAGAAGCTGATAGAGCTAGATTTATAGATGAAGTAAAATTAGTTTGGGGAAATAATAAAGATATTTTTAAAGATGTAAGAAAAATAAAAAGAAAGAGTAAAGAAGCTGCTATTGATAAAGATTATGGTATACCATTAAAGAAAAAAGGAGACTTAGATGAATTAATGGGAACAGTAGAGGGAAGAGCTCAATTAAAAAGAGTTATGATGGATACAGAAAAAGCTTTCTTTGATAATTGGTATCCTAAATTCTTAAAAGAAATACCTCAAGATTTGTGGGAAAGTTCACCAAGAATGATGCTTGGGGCTTTAGCTTTTAATTATGAAACTTATATGGAATGGTTTGATAAAGGATATCCACTTGAGGATATTATATTTCATACAGCTCTTGGTATGTTTATGACTAAAAGAGGAAAGGCTCTTGAGTATACATCAGGTGGCAAGTTAAAAACATTATATAAAGAAAGACCTTATGTATATAGTGATGACCTTAAAAAGACAGATAGATATCTTCAAGCTCTAGGTAGTAATTTAGACGCTAGCTTATATCGGGCTGTATTCAATGAAACTGAGATGATAAAAAGAGGATTCTCAGATGTTGACCCTAACAGTAAAGATATGCAAGAGCTTAAGGCAATAGCTGAAAGACATGGTATTATATTAGATAGATTTGTTGGTACAGATGATGCTGGTAACAATATTGAAAGAACTAAGAAGGCTGGTAAGACTGGTCTAAAAGTTGAAGACCCTGCAACTGGTAAGAAAGTAGCTGAAGAAAGACAAGTTGATTTTGATGATGATGTATATAGCGCATTTGCTGGTGTAGTTAAAAAGAATTTTTTATCTAAGGCTACAGAAACAGAACAAGATGTTCTAGAGACTTGGGAAATAAATGAATCTACATTAAGAAAGATAAAGAAAGATTTAAGAGAATATCAGTTTGATGGTTTAAAAGAATTTGCAGTAGAAAAAGGTAAAGCTGGTATAACTAAAGGTACTGATGTATTAGATGTTGTATTAGGTTCAGCTGAAACAAGCGCTGTAGCTTATAGAGATATTATACAAAGAGCTGTAATTGATATGTACAATGAAGTTCTTAGGCTTGAGAGTCCAGACACTTGGAAACCTATTGAATATGATTGGAGTACTGAAGAAACAAAATTAGTTTTAAGACCATTCAGTATGAGTAGTAAAATTAATACTCCAAGTTGGGCTTATTCAAGAGCTATGCTTGGTGAAGATTCAAATCTATTTCTTTTATTAAGACCTTTTGTTCAATTCAGAGGAAAACCAATAGATTTAAGTCAAGAAATGGTTGATAAGGTTTATGGAACATGGAGCGAGGGAAGAAGAGACCAATCTAAAACAGCTATAATGGATAAGTATCATAGAGAAGTAAATGAATTAATATTTGGAGAATCTCTTGAGCAAATACCAATGGAAAGATGGTTATTAGCTGGTGATAGTATGATACAAAACTGGACTTCATTAGTTCTAAATAGAAGGTCTATTAGAAAGCATTGGAGAGTATTAGAAGATTTATCACCAGATGCTAAGAATGAATTAGGTTTATTTACAGATACTCAGTATGGAGAAGTTAAGCAGTTAATAAGTAAGGTCTTTGAGGAAGGTGGGTATTTAGCTAATTCAATAGAAATGGTTTCAGGTAGAGGTAAAAAATTAGATTATTCAAAAGATACAGCTTCTGATTATAATTTCCTTAAATCTTTATTAAAAGTTCTTCAAGGTGACGTAAAGAGAGCTCAAACTGGATGGATTGGAGGTGAATCACCACCACCTAAAAAAGCTTTTAGAAATGATATCACTAAATTAAAGAATATTCTTACAGATAAAATGCCATTATTAACAATGTCTACTAGAGATTCAGCTGAACGTATCGCTAAAGATACATTAATAGACCAGCTATATGAATATACAGTTGATAAGACATTAGGTCTTGTTACAAAGGCCGATGGTCGTTACCTAGATTCTACAGATAGAGCAAAGATTAGAGTTCTTCAACATTCTGGAATACTCTCACCTAAGTTTGATATGATGGATATATCGGGATTTGTAAATGATTTTGGAAAACTATTTACGCACTTTCAAAATAAACATCCTAAAAAAGCTGCAGAGATGGATGATATGGCTGATTTCATGAGATATCTATCAGCAAAAGATAGTAATGTTTTAATTGATTTAGTTGGAGAGGTTAATGATTTTAGATTCTTTAGTGAATTAACAGCGGCTGCTAAATCACAAGGTCAATCAGTTGCTGAGTTCAGTAAGACATTAATGGATAACTTCCAAAAGCATATAGAACCTTATACAAGAGGTAGTGATGGTAATGGATTTATTCAGGTTGGTAAATATAGAGCTACTGTAGACCCTGGGTATTTAGGTCAACTTGTTTCTAGATTAGATTTATTAAATCAAGATGTCGCTAGAGTTTCACATAAAGAATTAATGAATGATATTATACCTAATATAGGTAAGAAGTGGACTGCTGATAAAGATATAGATAATAATATCAACGCCTTATTAACAAAAGTATTTAATACAGTACACAGTAATCCATCTAGAGCTGGAGTTGCTACTCAAATACTCGCTAGAGCTGGTATATATAATAAATCTGAAAGATTCTGGACATGGGATGAGTATACAAAAGAGCCTGAAAAACTTCAGGATATAATAAAAAATATTGAAGCTCAACTTAATCTTGATTTCCAAGTATTTAAAACCACAGCTGATTTAGAAAAGATACATCATAGAGATAGATTAGATAATGAAAGTGTATACCCAGCTGATAAACCAGTTACTATGAATTTATCTGGGTTTGTTAAGAAGTATAGAATAAGTAATCTATCTGGTTCTTCTGGTAAAACATTATCAAGGGTATTAAGAGACACTCCAAAGGTTATGAAGAACGCATGGTCTTTTTATAAACATTTGAAAAAAGAAGGAGCTGTATTAACTCATAATAAAAATCAATATACATCTGAACAATGGATGGATAATCCTAAATTAAATGATGCTCATTATGATTTTCTACTTGATAGCATATCTATATATAATCAATTAAGAAATGCAAAGACAAGAAGATTAATTACAGTTACTCATGGTCAAAAGAATCCAAGGTGGGAAGAATTTACATATCAAGATAATGAAGTATTTAAAGCAATAGAAGATATATTAGGTGAACTTACTTTAATTAATACAGCTGGTTATAAAAGAAAAGTTGACGGTAGGATTTCAACATTTGATATAAGACGTGGTAATGTAGACCCTGCATTTGAGGCTGATTTTTATAACTCGTTAGGCTCTCAGCCTGCAGCATTTAGAAAAGGAGCTGCTACACCTAGAGATATGATTGAAGATATTGGGAGTGCTCATTTAAACCAACCATTTATTGTAGCATATATTAGTACTCTTGGTAATGGAATAGGTATTCCTATAGGTTCAATGTCATCAAGGAGCCAAAGGAAAACATATGCTATGAATAACTTGGCTCAGAAGTTTGTTGATGTATATAGCAAAGTTAGAAAAGATTTACCAACCGAAGCTAAAACAGAATTTGATGATTTTATAAAGAAAGTTCTTATTGATACCAAGGCTGTTGAAGGCAAGCCTATGAATCTAAAAAGTGATGGATGGGAATATGGTAATATAGCATCATATTCTAAGATGAGTAGAGACTTTACAGTAATGCTTACCAATACAGTTGGTGACCGTGTTATGGGTAAAGAGTTTTGGGATGCAGCTAAAGGGGATAATTGGGGTAATAGTGAAGGGTTAGCTAAGAAACAATTAAGATATATGAAGATTCTATTTAATAGAAGCGCTAAAAGATTAGATAAGAAACATATAACTGATTTGATTGATGTCCTTGAGAAACCTGAAATGGAATTTATTGATAATTCAATTAGAGGTGACCAAAAAGGAAGTATAAAGAAAGAGCTTTATAGATTAACAAAAGAAGGAACAAGAACACATTATATAGAAGATGAATCTGTGATAGATGGTGGCGAACTTCCAAATGCATCCTCATTATTTAGAAAACTTAATAATCAGATTATGGCTGAAGAAGCTGAGATGCACAAAACAGACAAAGGATTCAAGCTTAATGATATGCAAGACCCAAAATCTTTTCCTGGTGGAATAAAAGATGGTAATATGTTTGATTCTATTAATATTGTATCTAAAGAATATATGAGGGTTATAAGATTTTTATCTGGTATAAGTAACAATGATATTGAAACTGTAAAACCTATTGGTGGATTAGGTTCTAGCAAAGATGCTGTTTGGATAGATAAAACTGTATGGATAACAGATGCTGCTTGGGAGCCTTATTTTAAAAATAATAAAGTTGATATGGTTAAGATGGGTTCATCTGTTAAGATGGCTGGCGAAAAACATATGGGAGTTAAAGATGCAAACGGAAGATACCCAAAGGCTATATATCTAGATGAAACAGATTCTAAAAATAATTTGGTCTATGAAAATATGGAAGCGGTTATGGGAGCTACTATTGGAAAAGATAAAGTTATAAATCTTCCAATGGAAACATTTGGTATAAGTTCATTTGTTAAGTCATCAAAGAATGCTACGATACCAATACAATTAGGTAATGATTTAACAACCGAAGCTTTGAATAGTAGTTTCTTTGATTGGTTGTTTAGGTCAAACTTGAGAAGTTTTATAGAAGAATCAGGTAAATCATATGGAGCTGGTGATATTGCAAGTATAGGTTCAAAACTAAGGTATGAAGATATAGAAACATCATCTGACCAGTTATCTCTTTTAGATATGTGGATACAAGAAGGTCTTGACCCAACTTATTATGTATTTAAAAGGTCTGTAAAGAATGCTGTTAAGAGACAGCTTTTAGATAGAAGAGGTGTATTCACACCAACAAATCCACATGGTTCTCAAAGCAATATGGTTCCAACTTGGGCTGATTATGGAGCTGTGAATAGTTTAAGGTTTACAACATTTAGAAGCCGTGAAATAGATGGTAGTATACAAAGAGATATTTGGACTTATGGTCAAATAGAAATTGATAATGTTAATAGAGGTAAATTAGTCAATCAAGAAAGAATAAGATTTATAGAACATAATAACGCGGCTAAAGATAATATTGTAAACACAAAAGGATTAGGTTCTAAGGAAATAGAAACTCTTTTAGACGGAAAGAAAACAGTTACTATTGGTGAACTACACGATGCATTAACTGAGTATAATAAAAAATTAGATGGCAAATCATATGAAGTTGCTATAGTAGCTCACAGAACTCCAACAACTAGAGCTTCAGATAAAGTTATAGTTGGATTAAAAGGGTTTGATTTAACTGGTAATTCTGTAAGAATAAATCACGCTGACGCATGGATTAGATTAGAAGCTGACCATGATTTAGATAAACTAAATTACTGGTGGGACACTCCTTCAGATATATTAAATCATTGGGATAAAATATCAGGTCAAGTTGATTCTATTAGTGGTGTTCAAACAAGAAGAACTGTTGAAGGATTAAAATTATCTGATGGTGAATCTCTTATAAGATATAATAGAAGTGAAAGAGATAGTCAGTTTCATAGAGGTACTGTTGTTAAAAGTCGTAGGATGGTTCAGTTTCTAAAAAATTATAGGAATGCAAGGTTTGCTGATGTAGATGGATTTAGTATGAAGTTACAACAAGGAGCTGGTAGACTTAGTATAGCTGGCGATAAGCAAGTTGAAGCTGTTGAAAAACAAATTGCTGAAGATATACAAAGAGTTGTTGATGCTCAAGGTAGAGGAATGGATGACCAAATATTTAATGACGGATGGATGGATAGAATATTATTTGGAGATGGTACCGATAAATATCCAGGTCTAATTCTAAAGCAATCATATGATGCTAATAAAAAAATATATATGGGTGAATTGCCATTAAGTGGTCTTGAAAAGGATATTGTTAAACTGGTTCTTAGACCGTATCAAAGATTGCTACAATTACAAACTAGTGTTTATGAAAATGGTGAATCTAAAAAAGTTGATTATGATTCATTAATAGATTATGTGCAGATTTATAGAAAACAGATGGACAATCTTAATAAACATATATATTATAATTTAATTAATGGCAAAACTCCATCTGGAAAGTCTTATGATAAGACTAGAATAGATGGGATATTTAAGCGTAATAAAGAATTTGTAGACCCATTTAATCTTGATGATGCTAAGTTTGGAGAAACTAGAGAAGGTATAGATATACTTGAATCCAATAGAACTATGATAGCTGGAGATAGGATGTTAGGCGTTGTTGGTAGTCATGATAGATTGAGAATGCCTAAAATAGATTATGAAACTCAAGTAGCGACTGATGATATAATGATGGATTTACTTACTGGTAATTTGAAAGATGTTACATCAGCTACAAAAATGATATATGAGCAGTATAAATCAGATGTGAAAAAAATATCTGCACTTAATTCTATTGATTATAGAATAAGAAGATACAGAGACAATGCTCATACAGCTTTTAAGAATGGCAGTACTGGTTTATATAATTATTGGCATGATAGAGCTGGTAGTCTTGAAAGTTTTCGTAATGATTTACAAACTCAAATAATGTCTTCATCTAAGACTCAAAGAGTTATTAGGAATAGAATAAGAAGTCAAATAAAAACTCAATTATTATCTGGTAAAACTTGGACAGCTTATAATGGTAAAGAATATAATCTTTCTAGCCAGAAAATGCGTCAAAGAGAAATATCAATAGGCAACTTATCTAAGACTATTGAAAGAAGTATATGGGATTATAGAAATAAGAAGTTAGGTGTTACTGTTAGAGGTGTAAATGGTGATGATTATTTACAAACATTGGTAACATATAATGTATTAAGTAATATTACAGGAGCTGGTCTTAACCCTGAACTAGTTGGCATTGATAAAGCTAGAGAATGGGAAACAGACAGAGCTGATATGAGAAGGAATTATGGCAAACAGTTTCGTGATTATAGGAATGGTAGAGTAGATGCTGGTAAAGATATAGACGATATAATGAATGAAGCTTTGGCTGATATGGAGGGGTTTTATCATAAATGGGATGCTGAATCTCCAGGATTAGGTAAATATTTTGTATTCTCAGTAATGACACCTCAAATGGATGCTACAACTGTAACATATCATAAAGGATATTTAATGCCTGGATTTAAACAAACATCATCTCAAGCTAAGTTTGTTAACCTAGGTCTTAGATTCTTTTCAAGAATTGATAGTGATATGGCTAGGCAAGCTATAAGAATGATAGGTAAACCTATAAGTGAACAACTTGCTTACTTTAGAAACGGTAGTTTGAGTGCTCCAATGTTAGGTGAGAACTTTATGACTGAAGCTAATATAAGGAAAAGAAATCCTGTTGATTTTGATGTCAATGAAGGAGGTTCACCTTTAATTGAGTATGGTTCAGATACAACAAAGAAAGAGATGATGAATAAAATGATGGCTCATTCTGACCAAGATTATTATAAAGTATTAGATAGTAAAGAATTAGATTTTACAAATATGAATGAAAATATGTTAAGAACAATAGGTTTAAGTGGAGATGTTGCTTTAGACTACATAGCTTTCAGAGCCCCAGCTTTAGGTATGGAAATGATAGGTGATATTAGATTAATAGCTGATATGAGTTTTATACCATCTAATGCTATAACAAGGTCTGGTAGTGTTGTTCCTATAGGAGATTTTAATGCATATATGAGACATAAAAGGAATCAAGCTTTTATGTTCTTTGGTGATATGAGTAATCAAAAGAATATATTTACTGCACAAAAAACTGTAGTAGGTTCAGATGTATATGGTACACCTGAGTACGATAAGACAGCTAGAGATTATATGAAAACACAATCAGAAAGATGGTTGAATGAATCAGAACCAAAGAAGGAAGGATGGAAGTGCTAAATGGCTTGCCCACCAAAAGAAGTATCAAAGAAATTAAAAGAATTAATAGACGATTATTTTAATCATCCAGCTACAACTAAGATTGTAGGTAAGGATGGTCATGCTTTTAAGAAGATGTATAGAGCTGTGACTGGTCATGACTTTGATTATGGCGATATGCCATCTTTAAAGCAATTGCGTAGACTTGATAGAAGACTTAAAGTATTCCAAAAAAGACTTTTAAAAGGAGCTCCTGGAAAGATTGCTGAATTATTTTATTTACCTGAAGAATTTCTAAAAGGAAATCCAGATGCTAGGAAAACTTTTGAATCTTTTGTAATCAATCATAACCACTATAGAGGAACCAAAGACGGTCTATTAAGAAGCGTTGTTAAAATGTCTGACCAAATGAGAAAAATTGCTAAAGAGTTATCTCTTAGTGATGGTAATCATAATAAGGCTGTTAAAGAATTGCAAAGAAGATATGATGATTATCAAAGTATAAAGTCAAAAGAAGGCAAAGGAGATGGTCCATATACTGATTCTAAAAGGGATGTATACGCATCAGCTGAAGAATATTGGACTGAAAATTTAAGAGACTTGGGAAAGAAAGAACAATTTAAGATTTTTGAAATGGCTGATAGGTTGTTAAGAAACCCAAAGCTTATTGGTAAACCAGAATACGCTCCATTGAAACCAGTTCTTGATGAATGGTTAACAATGAGACCAATATTATTTAAAGAAATGAAATCAGCTTTAGGGAAGTATATAAATATATTAGCTACTGATAGTAATGCTCCTCAGTATAAATCTATTATAGAAAGATTAGAATTTCTAGACAAGAATTTAGACCCTAAGAATGAGAAGAATTATTTTCCAACTAAGGTTTTAAGTATTTTCCCAACGATGAAAAAAATACAAGATACTATATATCATGATAGAGATATTGAATCTGCGTCATTTGAAGATTTAAATAATCATGTTAATAATATGGTTGATAATGTTATTAGAAGAGTTGGTGTAACAGAGCACGTTAAACCAAAACAAGCCCCAGTTGAAACAAGATATAATAAAAATATAATTGGAGTTCTTGATTCTTATGTTAATGAAGTAACAAGATTTAATTATATGGTTAATACAACTGGTAATTTACTTAATGGAATTAAAAAACTTAGAGGTCAAAATGATGGTGAGATAAATAATTCTACAAAAGTATACATGGATTACTTAGAAGATACTCATGCTACAATGTTAGGTTATAATGTAAAGTCTCCAACATTTAGAGCCTTAGCTAGAGGTATAACATCTTGGCAATTTATATCTAAACTAGGTGGCAATCTAAGGTCAGCTGCTAGAAATGCAACTCAGTCTTTTCAAAACTATGTTTACTTTGGATTTAAAGGTTGGAGAGATGCTAATAAATATTTACAAGACAAGAAAATGTCTGATATTGCACAAACAGAAATGGACAGGCATGGTGTATACTTTGAAGAAGTAAGAGAATTGGCTGGTCTTGATGGTGTATTCCCAGATACAGCTGTAAGTAGAATTGATGGTAAAGAAGTTCTTACATGGAAAACTGATTCAATGAAAGAGAAGTTTCTTTCAGGATTAGAAAAGACTGCTAAGTTTACTGGTAAACCTATGAGGTGGGTGGAGAATAGACTCAATAGAACTGTTACTTTTAAAATTGCATTTGCAAAAATGCATGAGCAATTAAATAAAAATAAAGGTGATGTAACAAGATTTATTAGAGAGCACGGTGGTATAAAACAAGGAGCTATGTCAGAAACAGAATATGGTGATGTTATAGCAAAAGAAGTAGACAGACATATTATAAATAAGTCTAGTAGATTTGCAGCTGAAATGGTTAAGACTCTTCATTATGAATATTCAGGTTTTGCTAAACCTAAGATTATGAGAAGTTCAGCTGGAGCTGTAGCTACTCAGTTTATGACTTATAGCTTTAACTTTTTTAATTACCAAAAGAATATATTAAAACCTGGAATGTCTGATTTTGTTAGAGGAGACTGGAGTTCCGAAAGTACATACAGAATGTATAGATTAGGTATGATGTATGCTGCTATCAATGGTTTATTATCGGTAGCATTTAATACTGACTTTGGGAATCTCGTACAAAATGATACTGTAGATAGAGCTAATCAATATATTGCTTGGGCTACTGGAAGTGAAGAAGAGAAGAAGAAAGCTTTCTTTGGCAAAGGTCCTCTTATAGGTACAGTAGGTGGTCCTTTTATATCTGATATGGTTACATTTGGAAACCTAGCTGGTCTTTATGATTTAATTGGTGATTTTGAAGATGGTGATAGAAGCTTCTTTGGTTATCTAGCTGGGTATCAAGACTATTCAGATACAAGAGATAACGATAAAATATTTGAATTTGTTAGAACATTAAATTCTCAAGCTGCTAGAACTGCATTTGTTACAATACCAAGAGCTCACAATGGTGCAAGCTTTGGCACATTAGCAGGTATTGAATTTGGTTTATATCCAAGTAAAGAATTGAAAGAAACAAAAGCCAAAGTTGTAAAAGAAGCTAAAAAAATACCTGGACTTGGATGGATTCCTACACCAGCATATGCAAAGTCAAAGAAAAAGAAGAAAAGGGTTACTAAAAAAGATAGAGTAATGACAGCGTTAGCAGCTTTAGGTAAAACAGGAGCTAGTGATATTGGTACTAATAAATGGCTTAATAATCTTATAGTGTCTCAAAGAGCATATGGTTCTAGCTTGCAACCATTAAAAGGTAATATGTCTAGATATAATGATAAACTAATTGCCGCTGCTAGAAGACAAGGTTATACTGGAGACTTCGACCAAGGAACATGGACATAAAAAAAAGGGAACCAATTACGGTTCCCCTCTTTTTTTGGACGGATATGTTAACTTATTCTATTTCCCATCCCGAATGTTCTTTTAGTTCTAAAATTATTCCATCACACTCATCCATTATCTCTTTATATTTTTCCATATATTTTTTTGCTTCATCTCTTTTTTCTAATACTTTCATTAATAATTCTACAGATTTATCTTTAATCATTAATCACTCCTTTCATTGTTTACATACCAAACTACCATTAAGGCTGCATCACTTGTACTCAATGTAATCTTATTCTCTGGGAATAAATTAATTGCTATTTGTTTCAACTCATTTTTCCTTTCTCTTTTTATTTTTGGAAGAGGCTGGAGTGGCTTCATCCATACTTGAGGTGTAACTTCTAGAGTTGGAATATCATAAGCTCCAAGTATTCCTAACCATTTACCAAAGTTACATCCGAATTTAAACGCACTACTTCTTGCATCTGTAGGGAAAGCATGAACTTTCTCTATCACACAAAAAACATTCTTATCTTTAACTCTAGCTGTATTTATTATAGCTGCCATTTCTTTTGGTGTTTCTGGACATTTATGTAGTATCATCTTATCTTTAGCTTCATTGTATATTGCTACTCCACCTTTTGCTCCAGGGTCAATAC